CCGCTTGCAGAAGGAAGCCCAGGACCGTGCCGAGGCCCGTGCCGTGCGTCAGGAGAACGCAGCGGCCGAGTCCTACCGGCGCGAGAACGCGAAGATCCCCGACATCGGCGCGATGCTGACGCAGGAACAGACGCTGGCCGGCACGAACTCGCTCCTGAGCGGCCCCGGTGGCGTTGCTGCTGGTCGCCTGCGCCTCGGTCGCCCTACCCTGCTGGGGGGCTGATCCATGGCCGTGGGCGCCGTAGTCGAGCCGGGCACGCAGGGCAGCGACCGCACGGCCTACAACCGGAAGCTGCGCGACCAGATCAACCGGCGTCTCGTCGGGTTGAAGCACGAGCGCAACCTGCGGGACACGCTCTACCGCGACCTGTCGGACCAGTTGTCGCCGTTCAGCGGGCGATGGGACGACGACCAGCGCGGCAACGGCGGCACGCAGCAGATCGACTACAGCCACATCTACGACGCGACGGGGATCATTGCCGTCTCGCAGACTGCGGCCGGGCTCATGTCCTACGGGACCAGCCCCGCGCGCCCGTGGCATCGCAACGCGGTATCGGACCCCGACCTTGCCGAGTCGCACACGGTGCAGCAGTGGCTCGACGACGTGACCAAGCTGCAACGGCTGGTGTTGGGAAAGTCCAACGTCTACCGGGTGCTGCCGATGCTGTACGAGCACCTGATCGTCTACGGCACCGCTGCGGCCTTGTGCCTGCCTGACCCGAACGACGTGGTTCGGCTCACCCCGCTGGCTCCCGGCACCTACTGGATTGCGCGCGATGCGAACGGCCGGGTGGACACGCTCTATCGCCAGTTCAGCATGACGGCGGCGCAGATCCTGGAGAAGTGGCCCACGACGGCGAGCAGCGTGGTGCGCAACGCGGCGAAGGAAACGGTGGACAAGTGGTTTACCATCATCCACGCCATCGAGCCACGGCGGATGCGCGACATCAACAGTTCGCGCCAGCAGTCGATGCCGTGGGCGTCGGTGTACTTCGAGGCGGGGACTGACGAGGGCGGCGGCATCCTGAGCGAGGGCGGGTTCCGCCGGTTCCCTGGGCTGGTGCCGACTTGGCAGCTCAACGCGGCGGACGTGTACGGCAACAGCCCCGGCATGATGGCGGTCCCGTTCTGCAACCAGTTGCAGGCCATGACGCTGCTTAAGGGCAAGTCGGTGCAGGCGATGGCCGATCCGGCGATGGACGTGCCGGCCGAGTTGAAGAACTCCCCCGACCTGGACACGGAGCCGGGTGGGCACTCGTTCACGACGCGGACCAACGCGAGCAGCGGCGTGCGCCCGGTGCGGGAAGCGCGCATCGACCTCGTTCCCATCACGCAGGACATCCTCGACATCCGCAACCAGATCCGCACGGCTCTGTTCTCGGACCTGTTCACGATGCTTGTCGAGGCGGTGGAAGGGCGGATGACGGCGGCCGAGTTCGGGATGCGGGTGCAACAGAAGATGCTGATGCTTGGCCCGGTGGTGCAAAGCCTCAACACGGAGCTTCTGGACCCGCTGCTTGAGATGATCTACGAGAACCTGCTGGAAGGTGGAGCGATCCCGCCGCCGCCGCCAGAGATGGCCGATCGCGACTTCCAACCGGAGTTCATGGGCGTCTTGGCGCAGGCGCAGATGGCGAGCGGCACGGCGGCAACTGAGCGCATGGTGACGTTCGCCGGTGCGTTGGCGCAGATGAAGCCGGACGTTCTGGACGTGATCGACTTCGACGCGAAGCTGCGGCAGTACGCGGACGCGCTCGGCATCGACCCCGACACGCTGGTCAGTCCTGAGCGGGTGCAGGAGCTGCGTGCGGCTCGCGCGCGTGCTGAGGCGGCCAAGGAGCAGATGGCCATGATCGAGCAGCAGGCGAAGGCGTCGCGCGACTTCGGTGCGGCGGCGCAGGCCACGGGCTCGACGCTGGCGGACCCGGTGGGTCAGTTCACCGGCTACAGCGCGGGGGCGGCGGTCTGATGGCCGGCCCCGACTACAGCAACGCCGGTGCGGCGCGTGACGCGAAGCTGCGTGCGCTGCGGCTGTCGAAGCAGCCGGTGGCTCGTGCGCTCGTCGCCGACGAAGCCGACGCGGTGCTTGCTGTCCCGAAGGACTCCCCTCGCACGTCTCTGGACGACGCCGCTTTGATGGCGTTCCTGACGGACGCCGACAAGCTCCAGCCGGTGACGGTCGCCGACTTCATGGCCTACCTAGAAACCAAGTACGTGCTCACGCCCATCCCATGAATCCACCAGACCAACAGCAAGTGAAGCGCCCATCCGGCCCGACCTTGGTCGCCGTTCTACTCGGAGCCGTCGGCCTCGGAGCCGGAGCACAAGGGCTGGACGCCGAAAGCCTCGCCCCACTGCTGGAGCGAGTCGGTCTCGGTGGCGCTGTCGTGCTGCTTCTTGGCATTGGCGGCCGTCAGTTCCTCGTGGCCTTCCGCGAGTTCTCCAAGGGGCTGCTGGCCGAAGTGCGCGGCATCCGTGGGGAGCTGCGCGAAGTGCGCTGCGAACTGACAACGGTGGTGGTCAAGATGGAAAGCCACGACGACCGGCTCGAAAGCATCGACCGAAGGCTCGACTCGCTTCAGGAAGTGAAGAACAAGGAACCACGATGACCCGCCATGCTCTCGCTCTTGCCGCTGTGGCTTCTCTGGTCGCTTGCGCCGGCCTCCCTCGCGTCACGACCCCGGCAGAGCGCGCCGAACTGGCGTCGATGCTCTCGACGGTTGAGACGGCTCTCGGCGTCCTGCGCGCGGCCGACAAGATCCCCGTTGAGCACTACGCGCGCGGGATCGCCCAGGTGGCGGACTTGCGGGCGGCGGTCGCTGCATCGGAGGCGACGCCAGTGACCTACAGCGACCTGTTCAACCGCATTCTCGGCCTCGCTGCTGCGTGGGCCATCACGCTCGACAAGTAGGAGACGACCATGGCAGCCCCGACCCGCACGACGACATCAAACCTACCGATGGGAAACTACCGCCGATGGGCGGCAGTGACCCCTAGCGACTCGGCCGCGGGCAACTTCGCGTGCCCGTGCAATGCGCTGCTGGTCACGGCCGTCGGCGGTAGTTCGACCCTTACCCCGGTGGACGACTCTGGCACGGCCGGGGTGCAGATGATCGTGGTTCTCGGCCAACTGTTGCCCATCAGTTGCCTTCGCGTGAACTCGACGGGAACCACCGCGACGACCGTGGCCCTTTGGTGGGACGCCTGACCCGGTAGCCCCATGGAAGTAGACATCACCTACGGCAGCATCACCGTTCGCCTTGGTGGTGTCGCTTCGCACTGCGGGACGATGGTGCAGCCGGACAACCCGTCGGGCGTCACGGTCGTCAGCTACACGTACGGGGTGCCTGGGACTGCCTACCAGACGACCAACCCGATCCCGGTCAACGACGCCGTGGCCATCACGTCCACGGTGCCGCCTGGAACGGTCATCCCGGCGCTGCATTCGCTGGTGGTGCTGTTCACGCGGACGACGCGGCCCAGTCCAACGACTTACAGTGCCATCGACGAGGCGCTTGCCGTCGTGGTTGTGCCGTACGGTCCTCTGACCGGGCTCGACGCGCTGCTGATCCGCCCGCCAGCAATCGGGCACCCGAGCAACCCGACCATCGCCGCGATCCGATCGGCGCCGCTGGTGTTCGACAACGCGACCATCGCGGCGCTGCCCGAGGTCATCGACCTCGACACGTTGCCGACGACGTGGGGCACGTTCGGCAACGACCGACCGAACATCGACACCTACCTTGCGCGGTGGACTGGCTTCTGCGGTGAACTGTGGAAGGGATGGGGTTCGGCAAGTTGGACGCCATCGCAGCAACACCCCGGCTACGGCGCGAGCATGTCGGCGCTTACCAGCGAGTCGCTGTTGCTGGTGGTGTCGACCGAGGACGCAGCGAAGCGTCGGACGTTGGCCTACCGAATGACGCAGTGGGGCGTAGACCTCGTGGGCGCCTACCTGTCCGGTCGTGTCGACAAGGCGGACGGCGGGCACATGCAGGGACGCAAGGCGCTGGTGGTTCTGTCTGGCCACCTGCTGGAAGCGCCTTGGAAGGATGCCACGTCGTTCTGTGCGCCTGGCGTGTTCAACGAAGACGTGCAGTTCTACACGGCGTCGCCTGCTTGGCCGTGGGGTTGGCCCTACGGCTACCGCGGTCACAGCGACTACGCATGGAACTTGAGTTCCCCGGTCGCCTCGTGGAACGTCAACGTGCTCTACTACCTGCCGCGCTACTTCGGGCAGGAAGTCATGGGCACGCAGACGGGTTGCGCGGTGGCCATGCGCATCCTCGGCCTCAACACTGAGATGGGAGCCGGGCACTACGGCATGGTTGCGCAGTGGATGGAGGGGCCGAGTGCTCCAGACCTCGCGGCAATGGCTGCGGTGTCGACGAGCCCGCCCCTGAGCGGCATCGACTGGAGCACGTCCTACAGCATCGGCGGCGGCCCGCAGGACTTCGGCCGGGCGGCGTGGGAAGCGTTCGGCGACTACGAGCCCGACGTGGACCCGCCGCCAACGGCCCCGAACATCGGCGTCACCGGCAACGGGAACGCCATCACGAACGGGGACGACACGCCGAGCGCCACGGACCACACGAGCTTCGGCGCCACGGACGAGGGTGGCGCGACCATCAGCCGCACGTTCACGGTGGCGAACAGCGGCGACAAGGAACTGGCCATCGGGACCGTCACCGTCCCGACCGGCTACACCATCACCACGGCGCTGACGAGCCCCATCGCCATCGGTGCGAGCGCTCCGCTCGTGGTGCGGCTGGACACGGCAACGCCGGGCACCAAGTACGGCCCGGTGTCCATCGTGTCGGACGACCCCGACGCGCCGAAGTTCGAGTTCTACGTCACTGGGACCGTCAACGCCGCAGGAGGCGGCCCGGCACCTACGCCCGTCGTAGTCGTGAATGCCGCATCGGTGCTAGCGGCCCAAGCGCACTTTCGCCGCCGGTAGCGCCCCCAAGGAACCAATGATCCGACTCCGCAACTTCACCGCCGCCCCTGTCGTGGGCTGGTTCCGCACGACAACCGACACGCCACCGCCGGCCATGGCTGGCACCGTGCTGGGCTGCGACGTGGTGTACGGCCGCAAGATTGGGCTGGACTGCTGGGCCGTGGACGTGCGCGCGGCGATCGGCCCCGGCGAGACGCTGGAGTTGCCGTTTGAGCAGTGGTCGACCGATGGCGACTGGATCACGCAGCAGGTGCCCGGCGACATCGTGGGCCACTTCGGCGGCGTGCCGGCGCTCAACGGCGTGCCGCTGGCGATGGTGTCCATCGGTCCCGACGGCGCCGGCTTCCGCGGGCACTACCGAGGCCGCATCGGCCGGATGGTCCACGTCGACCTGTTCCTCGGCCCGTGGTATCCCGACCACTCCGCCGTGGTGCCGGCCGAAGTGGTGGTGACGTGCAGCAACCCCGAAGTGCCGGACATGGGCGACACGCTGCCCGACCTCAAGCTGACGTTCGGCGACGGGCACATGGTGGGATCTCTGCCCAAGGCGGGGATGCGGTTCGCGGACGGTCAGGCGCGAGCCATCCCGGTCTGCTTCGTGTGGATGCGCCACCTGCGCACGCTGGAGGACTGGGCCTACGCGGCTGCCATTGCGACCAAGAGCATCGGGGCGGTGGGTGTCTCCAAGCTGCTGCCGCATGGGAACCCGGTGCTGCCGGCGAACTTCGACTTGCCGGGGTGGGCCGGGCAGCACTGGCTGCGGACCATGTCGCAGCTGACGACGTGGGAGCATCCGCAGCTTGGGCCGGCGGCGGATACGGGCCAGACGGGAGCGGTCGAGGACCAGTGCTTTGTCGGCGGCGAGTGCATGCTCGCCGGTGGCGTCGGCGCGGAGTTGGTCAACTACTACGCGGCGCTCCTGACCAGCGGGCACCCGATGCACCACCTGGAGTTGGACGGCACCGTGGTGGACGTGGACCGGCGGCCGAACGTGCGCCTGTTCTACAGCCGGCCGCACAGCAGCGGTCTGGACCGGCTCAACAAGCCGCGCGACCTGACGCTCGCCGAAGCCAACGGCTGGAACGGCCCCGATGCGCAGCACTGGACGATCAACCGGCTGGCGGTGGCGGCGCGGACAACGGACAGCCCGGCGTGCCAGCGGCTCCTGGAGCACCACGCGCGGAACTACCTGATTCAGTTGACGACCAATCCGCAGTGGAGCACGTCGGCTGTCTGGTCGGCGCGCGAGGTCGGCTGGGAAGGCATCGCGGCGGTTCACCTGTGGCGCTGCTTGGAGGACCGGGCGCTGGCCGAGCGGGTCAAGGCGCACTTCCAGGAGCGGTGCCGGCGCATCCTGGTGCCGCAGTTGCGCGCCAAGCCCAACGCGGTGTGGGACGTTCGCAAGGACGACGCGCGGCTTGGCTCTGGCGACTGGTGGATGCCGTGGCAGCAGGCCCTTGGCGTCTACGGGCTGGACCTTTCCGGCGAACTGCTGGACGTTCCCGAGATCCGCACCGTTGCCCTTGCCGGTGCCAAGCGGGTCCTGGCCGACGCCTGGGTGCGCGAAGGCGACCGGCTGGTCGAATACGAACTGCGAGCCCTGGACGGCCGCCGGCAACGGTCGGGCATGTTCACGGCCGCATGGCTCCCGCTTGCCGTGGCCACCGTGCTCCGCCACGAGTCTGGCAACGCCGAGGCGCGCGAACTCTTGCAGCAGATCGTGGTGGACGCTGCCGGCAACGGCCGCTGGCTACCGCCCGAATCGCTGCTGGTCCGCTGACGCATCAGACAACCCAACGCCAGCTACCCGTTGGGACCGTCCGGCCCGCCCTGGGGTGACCCGAGGCGGGCCGCTTTCATGCTGGGCGACCTGCACTATCCTGCATGTGGGACTTGCGGTCCCAAGAATGGGACGCTACCGTCCCAAGAATGGGACTGCCCACCAAGTCGTCTGATCCGTTCACGCCCGTTCGCCATCAGCGCGACCAAGCCGATTCGGCCGAGCGCGTTGCCAAGGCGACCGAGCAGCAGCGGATCCGAGACCTGCGGGCAGCCATGCAGCACCGGGAGACCCGTTCCGTGCTGCGCTGGGTCCTGAGCCTCAACAAGCCTGAGGGGTCGGACCTCTGCCCGCTTCACGGCACCTTCGACTCCAACGCCATGCAGATGGCACGGGCCGAGGGGCGCCGCGAGATGCAGGCGAGGGTCTGGCTGGAACTGGCGCAGCACGCACCGGTCGAGCTGGCA